ACATAATAGATAATATCAGAATTATTGGTATATACGGAATAATATTAGTTATTATCTGTTATGTAGCACTTAGGGTTAAATCTATATACGATGATAATAAATCATTAAACGATCAGGTAAATAGACAATCTAAAGATATTGAAACTCAAAAGAAAATAATAAATGCAATACAAAACAATAAATCTCGTACTCTTAGCGATAATTTTAAGCGGATGCGCTCAGAAAAATAACGTCTGCATATCAACACTAGACTTACCGCCGCTACCAATGCCTGGTAAAGAGGTAGCAGATGAGCTTGAGCCATTATGCTCTCCTACCAGTAAATGTGAACATTACAATAATTGGCTCAATCAATTTTATTTATTTGCCGATCAATATAATATTTACAGAGGTATGAAGTACGATAAGGATTAATTTATCGTACTATCTCCAATGTGATCCACTTCTTCCGTTAGTATAACCACTATTACAAGGAGGATATTGACTATGGCAGCTATACCATCCCATACGTACTCTAGGTGTATTTATACCTATTCTACTTGCGTCCGGAGCTCTATTTTCCTTTTAACCCAATTGACTTAATGCTTGTTTTAATTGATTTAACTGAGCTTCTGTTTCTCTTTGTCCTTTAAATGCCATACCAAAATAATTCATAATATTTACTTTGTGTTGCAATGGTATTATTTGTTGCCTAAGAGACTGTCTTTGTTGTTCTGCCTGCTGGGCTAATTGAGCTTGTAGCGCAGCTTGTCTTTGTTGCTCAGCTACTTGAGCTTGTCTTTGTTGCTCAACTATTCTTGCTTGTTCTACCCTTTGTTGCTCTTGACGCACACGCTGGGCTTCTGCTGCCTGTCTTTGCGCATCCTGCTGCTGGCGAACTCTGGCCTCTTCAGCCGCTCTTTGTTCAGCACCTCTTCTTGCTTCTTCAGTAGCTCTTACTCTTTCTGCTTCTTGCGCACGCTCTTGTAGCACTCTTTGCTGACGTTCAAGTTCTGTTCTTCTTTGCTGATCTTGCTCCATTTGCTGGCGAGCAGCTATTTCCTGTTGTAATCTCTGATTAAACTCATTACGTTCACGTTCTAAGTTCATTCTTTGGTTACGTTCTCTTTCGAATTCAGCTGCGTTTTGACGGGCAAGTTCCTCCTGCCTTGTTCTGTATTCATCCGCTGAACGAAGTGATGTATCTCTATTCTCAAGTTCTCTTTCAAGCTCGCTGTATCTATTTCTTAAGTCTGATATGGAGGATAGATCAATACCTTGATTATTAAAATGGTTGAATATTGCACCGATACCACTATCAACACCAGCAGCTACACCTGTATTTCTGGCATTATTAAGTAATCTTGGTTGCTGAAAGCTTTTCTCATTTTGATAAGCTCTATATAATTGTTCGTTATTTTCCTGATCATTTTTCCATTTATCAAGACCTCTTAAGTTTGTATTTTTAATATCAGCTAGATTATTACCAAACTCAGTGTTAGCTAATTGGTCATATTGACCGAGTTTACCTATCTTGTTTATATCTTCATATTGGCTAGCTGTTACACCTTTTAATAAATCCTCTTTAGTAGACTTACCACGTGAACCAAGTGTAGCCTCACTTAATTCTCTCGCTCTATTAGCTACTGCCTGCATATGAGCTTGAGAGCCGTAAGTACCTTGTTTGATATACTTGGCGTTTAAAGCGTTTATATCTGCTTTCAGCTTTCTTTTAGCTTCCTGGTCTAAAGCTTCAAATTTAGGATTTAATTGCTCAGGGAGTGCTCCAACTGCTCTATTAATAGAGCCCGGAGTATTTACAACATCCTTACGAGTAAGTTTACGATCAAGATAATCTTTTTCCTTATAGAAAGGGCTTAATTCCTCAGCGAGTTTATATGATCTATCCATGGTCTGATTAACAGGCTCAACTAAAACACCAGGATAAACAGGACTATTTACTCTATTTGCTGTTTCCCATTCATTGACCGGTTTACCGGTATCAATACCATATGCTTGCAAAGCTTTAGTTAACTGTTGTGCGTTTAGTTTCTCAAGGTCAGGATGACCTGCCATATCAGTACCTTCATAGCCGCCTATATTACCTAAAGCCTGTTGCAGGTTTTGAAGTCTGACATAAGGATCGTTTTTTTCTGCTTCAAAACGTGCTTTCTCAGCAGTTAATCCTTTATTTACTATTCCGTGTTTCTGTTCACCATAACTATAAAGGTCATTTATCAAACCTTTTTCCCTTGCTTCTTTTGCTTTAGCTGACTGAGTTAAAGCCGTAAAAGCTGCTCTATTCTTTTTCCCTTCCAGCTTTATTAGAGGTGCGTTTAAACTCTCAATATCAGAACCAAGTTCATTTAATTTTGTTCTAGCATCCTGTCCAAGTTTATTTTCAAGCTTAGGTAAGTAAGGTGTGGCGTATGTGTTATACTGTTTACCTAATTTATTAAGAAGTACATTTTCATTAAAGTTTCTCTGACTACCACCGACAGTATCTAAAACATTTCTGATATTATCAGGGCTTATTCCTTCAATAGGAGCATTAGCTAAAGTAGATAATCCTTGTTGATACGGCATGCCTTTAGATAACCTCCTTTGCTCCAAGGCTTGTGCCCTTTGAGTCAAAGCTGACATTGGTGCTATTGTCTTACCCGGATAAGGACTATAATTAGTACCTGCTAATTTGGCACTATCTCTAAGTATTATCTGATTAGCCTTATTCCTAAGCTCCCCTAATGAAAGTTGTGTCTTCATAATTAAAATCTAATAGGATTTCCTGTAAATTGAGGGTTATTATAATAGTTTAACCATCTACCGGTTTGGGAGTATTCCTGAGGACTACTTACCCTATTGTAAATTGGTTCAATATCAATTCTTTCTTCCGGTAAAAACAATTCTACGTCTTGCTCTTTCCTGCTCAAGCTCATATGCTTCTTGTTGTGCCATTTCCTCAGGAGTTAATCTTTGAGCAAGCAATTTGGCTTTAGCGTCTTTACCTTCTTTCTCAGCTGATTTCTCTTTAGGTCTATTGAACCTATCATATATACTAAGTCCAGCTGTACCAAGTGCCAATAGGTTTTTAGGCTTACTTATAAAATCTTTACTGTTTTTTAATAATTTATCAGTAAAACCCATATCATCTTCTTTTTTTCTTTTACTTAAAAGATATTCTAAATATTCATCCTGATCAGAACCTGCCGATACTCCTTCTCCTTTTCCTCCTCCCATACCTGATAGAGCACCGCCCCCAGCTAGATAATCAGATGCTCCAAGTGTTTTATCAGCTCCTGTAAAAGGAAGTCCTAAACCTCTAACTCCTCCGCCGACTTGAGATATATTACCAAACCAGCTGCCCATATTGTTAGCTCCGTAGTTTTGAAGAGCACCGCCTATTGAATTAGCACCGAGTTTACTTAATCCCTGACCGACTAAATTACCCGCCATTGGTAACGCTACGCCGTAACCTGCACCTTTTAAAGCACCCATTAATGGGTTTTCCTTATCACCACGAATAACAGAACGGGCAGCACCGCCAAGAGCACCGCCAACAGGACCGCCAAAAATAGCAGCTGCTGTACCGATTGTATCAGCTATGGTACGTTTTGGGTTTTTTAAAGTTTTGTTTATTGTACGACCTGGATTTCTAATAAAATTCCTTACTCCTCTAAAAAAATATTCCGGCAGTCCTGTATCAGGATTAATCGTGCCGCTACCACCTGCTTTTTTAAGCATTTGTGCTTCTAAAGGATTAATATGGGCAAGGATTGTATCACCTTCTCTACCCTTTTTTCTTGTTTGCTCCAGAATATAATTAACATCCTTTTTAGTATATTTTTTCACTTCTTTTTACCTCTAGCATTAATCATAACAATATATACGGCCTTAGCCCAATCATCCCAGTTTTTAAACATATTAGCTTTTTTAGAGCCTCTAGCAACGGAAGCTGAAGGAACATTATTTGTTCTAAAAACACCTATTCCGGCTATTTTATTAGCCCATTCCTGCCAGTCTTCACCTCCTCTTGGTACTGGTAATCTTTCTGCTCTATAGTTTTTAATAAGCTCCGCTGCCCATCTCTCAAAAGTAATATATTTAGGAAAAGGTAAATTATTAATCACTGATTATCACCCTCTTTATAATTTATAAGAATGTTACCGGCATTATAAGGATATTCTGATGCAAAAGTAATAGTCATAAACCTTGCTGAAACTCTTAAATCCACTTTACCGACATTATTAACAGGGTTTAAATTAAACCTAATAGGAATTATAGATGTTTTATTATTACTAGCGTATTTTTTATAACTAACACCTATGAATAATTCATCATTAACTGTTCTAGTATAACCGGTAGGAGGTGGGAAGTCAGGCTCAATTTGATCCAAAACGACATATTTATCAATAGCATTACCATTTTTAGCCGGATTAAACGCAGCGAGTCCAAAGTAAGGTGTTGTAAAGAACGATGGAATATTGAATTGCTGATTACCTCTAACTTCTTTAAATCCTACTTCCTGTTTCCAAATAGCCTTATAAGCGTTATCCGGATTATAAGGATTATAATTAGTACAACTATCCCCAAAACTAAGTATATCACCTGTTGCCTCATAAATTGTAACACAATCTCTTGGTAACGCATTATCGTACCAGCTATTTTCTCGTACGTTGTATACAAGCTCTCTTGTACAACCAACGTCAGGGCGATTACTCCATCTTTTTTCCGGGTAAGCCCAGCGTATTTCCCCAAAACGGGCTACTTTATAGCCATAAATTTTTTGACGTTTATTCAAGTCAACATTTTCCAGAAAATATTCAAAATTAACAGTATTTTTAACGCTATCTACTATGCCGTTATAAACAAAAACCCTATCAGGACCAAGCCAAAAGAATAAACTATCATATTGAACAACAGCTCTTGACGATATAAGAGAAGAATTATTGGTTATAACTTCTCTCTGGAAGTCAACAGGTTGTTGAGCATTAGTAGGGTCAGCTACGTTGGTTAAATAAATGACTGAGTTTTCAGTCCAGAATAGGAAGCTAGGAGCGTTAGTACCTCCTCTTATGTTTGCACCGAATATTAATTTATTCTCTGATATCTTATAAATACCTGAATCACCCCCTTCAAAACTTAAAGGGTCAGATGTTCTACTTCTTAAAAGCGTGCCGTTATTACCATATAAATAAAGACAAGGGTTAGAGAATAAAATGCCCCCTGAACAAGGAGCGTTTTGAGCTTGGTTATATGTTATAAAATCATCGTCATTATTTATTGATTTCCAATATAACGTGCCGTTAGTAGTACTTAACATGTTATTGCCGTTATAAGTACCAAGTAATGCAAGATAAGGGTTACCATCATTACCTATGAATTTTGCTGTTTGCCATGTTCTTGTTGTATCATTTGGTACAACTAAAACCTGTCTATCATTAGTAACACTATCTAGGTTAGTAATACATCTATTTACCTGTGCGTTACTAGCGTAGATAAGTACTTCTGTGTTGCCGTTAAAATAAACATCCAAAAACGTTGGGTTAATTCCGTTAGGAGGTATATGTAACTGTTTTTGACCTTTCATTTTACGGATTTTGCCGTCCACGAATCTTATCCATTGTCCGTCAATACAATATTCGTCCTGAAAATCAGTAGAATCTCTTTGAATACCGGGTTTATATACTAAAGGTATACGCATTTAATTATTAGCTCTTATTACAGTTCTATCGGCACTTCTATCAGTGTTCATTCTATTGATAGTCTCAAGTTCCTTATCAAACATCATTTGGAATTTGTTTCTTTTTTCTTCATTGTCAAGAAAAATAGAAGCTTCAATAAGACATGAATAAAGAAGTAGATTAGGATAACGTTGTGTTAAAAAATTAGTTGGATTATCTTCATCAAATAAAGGGATACCAAGATATCTTATAAAAAAACTATAAGCAGCATCGGTTGATGGAGCTATGAACCATGCACCATATCCATTAGTATTTTGATTAGCTCCTTCAGGAATATCAGCATAATATTTTGGTTTAGCTACTTGAGCCGTAGTATTATATGGCCAATACGTTTTACAAAATTCATAACTTCTAGGAAGTAAAAAGCTTGCGTTATTAGCAACATCAAC